TGAATATTCAACGCGACTAAATAAACTAGAGGAAGAGCTTTCCTCTGCAAAAGAACAAGAACAATGAAATACTTAAACAACGAATCGCAGTTCACTCGCGTTTCCGATGCGCACGCTAAAAGCCTCATGGAGAGCGCGGGCTATGAAGTGCCCTCCGAGGAGGAAGTTCACGTTGACGTATATGCTTTCGAAGATGCTCGCTTCGCCCTGACCGAAGAGGTCGTTGAGGCTGAAGACGGTCTTCACTATATTCGTCTTCAGGAGCTTGATGAAACCTTCACCGTCTCTCTCGATGAGAGCGGCGAAGAAGTCCTCGTTGAGTTCGTTGAGTTCGATGAAGTCGATTACATCCTCGAAGGTGTTTTCGAAGACGGCGACGGCAATCTTTATGCTTGCATGCTTTCCGAGTCCGACTTCGCTGATGATGAAGAAGTTGACGAGGCATACGACGGCGATATGAAGAAGGAAAAAATGATGCCCGGCAAGCCCAAGCCAGGCATGGACAAGCCAGGTATGAAGGACAAGAAGAAGGACAAGATGAAGGCTATGATGGCCGACAAGATGAAGGCTAAGATGGGCGACAAGCCCAAGCCAGGCATGTCCGACGACGACGGCGACGAGGACTGAAGACATGGATAAGAGTATCATGGCAATGGCTGATGATATTCTTGGGGGTGCCCTTAGCAGCCCGTCCAAGGCTCAGTCACAACTTTCTAACCCTTACAACGAACCGGAGCTTCCTGAGCTTTCGGACAAGCTACGCGAGAGTATGATGAACGAATCCACAAAGCATCTCAATGAGGAGCAATCTTATGACGAGGCCGCTCCTAAGAAAAAGATGAAAGCGGTCGCCAAGAAGAAGACGGCCAAGAAGAAGTCGTGCGGCTCTTCCCGTCTGGGGGAGGCGCAGGTTCAGATCCTTCTACAGGCTCGCGATATTCTTCGTGAAGTTACGGGCGTTGGCGGTATCGGAGTCGGTCCTCAGATGACCGCTTCTCGCGCCTACAGCACTCACGGAGCTGATATGGGCAAGGACACTGTAAAGATCGAGCCCGTGGACAAGGCTCTTAGCAAGGTTGAGAAGGGCAAGGCTAAGAAGAAAAAGAAGGTCAAGAAGGAGTCTTTTGAACTCTTCATCGACGCTATTCTTAACGAAACCCAGGAGATTAAGTGATGCTTATTAGAGATATCTTTTCGTTCGGAGAAATCTCCCTTCTTTCCGAAGGGAAGTCTGGGGGACCCATGAAGTTCAAAGGTATCTTCTCTGAGGCCGAACGTCCGAACGGCAACAAGCGCATCTATAATCGCCCCCTTCTTGAGCGTGAAGTAAAGAAGCTTCAGCCGAAGATCGAATCTCGCCAACTTCTTGGTGAGCTTGACCACCCCTCCGATGAGATTGTTCACCTTGGAAACGTCTCTCACGTTATCACCAAGCTTTCAATGCAAGGTAACCACGTAATGGGAGAGGGTGAGGTTCTGAACACACCCGCCGGAAAAGTTCTTACAGAGCTTCTGAGGGCGGGTGTTAAGTTAGGTATCTCATCGCGAGGTACGGGTTCGATGGACTTAGACGAGTCTGGTTCGAATTACGTCGTAGGTGAGAACTACAACATGATTACTTTCGACATGGTGTCGGAGCCGTCTAGCCAGGACGCTTTCCCTTCCCTTTCCGAGAGTAAACAACTAAACGAACTCCGTGAACCTATCGTGGAAGAGCTTGAGCATTTTCACAATGATCGGATTTACATCACTGCACTCAAGCGGCGGCTGGGCAAACTTTAAAAATAAAATACACTCGCATCAGCCGTATAGTACATACTCGTAGCAACCCAAGATTATCATGAGCACAAATCTCGATAAATTAGTTGAAGCACTCCCCGAAGGTCTCACCGAGGCTGGAATCGAGGAGGTAGCTTCTTTACTCGATGAGGTCGTTGAGGAGCGTGTTGCGGAAGAGGTTGTCATGATTGAGACGAAGGTCAAAGCTTTCCTTCGTACCAAGATTGAGGATCTCAAAGAATCTGCGCGGCAGGAACTTGAGTCGGAAGACAAGATGGTTCGTGCCTACAAGGTGTTCGAAGCCATCAAGACCATCGTCGCTGGTGAGATTGACGGCGAAGACTTCGGTAACGCCGTCGCAGTTCATGAAGCAGCAAACGCTAAGTTGCAGGATGAGCTTGAAGCCGTCCAATCGCAACTCAACGAATCACTTAAAACAGTCAGCCTCCTGGAGTCCAAGTTGGATCACCAAGAGACTGAACTTAGCCAACTCTCAGAGGCACTTGTCGTTGAACAGGAAAAAGCCGAAGTTCCTTTCAAGTCCTCAGAGTCGGCGGTCATGATTACCAACGAGAATCATGAATCCCAAGGTCTCCCCGATTCGGCTCGGGAGAATTTCTTCCTGAATGAGGACGTAATTCGACTGTCCAAACTTCAATAAGGAGCTTTTAAATTATGTTAAACAAAGAAACATCGCAAACTCTAGTTGATAAGTGGAGTCCGATTCTCGAAGGTGTCAGCGACTCGTACACTCGTGAGACTACCGCCGTCCTACTTGAGAACCAAGCTCGTCATATTCTGAACGAGTCTCAAAAGGATGGAATGCTCTCCGAGGCGACCCCAGGCGCAGGGCCAACTACCGTTGGCTCCATTGGCACGTTCCAGAAATTTGCCTTCCCACTTGTTCGTCGGGTCTTCCCCGAACTCATTGCTAACAAAGTTGTTGGCGTTCAGCCCATGCAGGGTCCTGTTTCCCAGATCTTCTATCTTGGATACGACCGCCTGACTGATGAGCGTCGTCAGACTATCTACGGCAAGTACGACCTTACCTACGCTCAGCGGACCATCCTTGACGCAAGCTCTCAGTACGCTACTGGGTCCTCGCTCGATGACCTTGTTGATACTGGCGAGCTTTCGGCGCTGAACACCACGAGCGGCCTGCTCTCTGGTGACGTTTCGCGTCCTTCTGCTACCGTTGGTGGTCAAATTGCTTCGTTCCCCCTTTCCTCGACGACTGTCGGCTTCGACGTTTCGAGCGGTGAGGTTCTTGGTAAAACAATTAACTTCCCCACGGGACTTAGCACACTTGCAGATATCTCTGCATTTGACGCTACTCCAAACGGAGTAATCCCTGAGATTAACTTCCATATCGAGCAGCAGCCCGTTACTGCCCGTACTCGTAAGTTCCGCGCTCTGTGGACTCTTGAGGCGGCTCAGGACCTTCGTGCTTACCACAACCTCGATCTTGAGCGTGAACTTACTGACCTTCTCGGTAAGGAAGTTGCCCTTGAGATTGACCGTGAGCTTATCGAGGATATGCGCGGTATTGCTTACGACATCACTGGTGGTGGATTCGAGCGCAGCCTGATGGACATGCCTAACAGCAACCTGATTACGGGTGCTGGTCGAAATGGTCAGGCTTTCGATCCTAGCTCGTTCACCTATGACATCACTGGTGCTGGACAGGCTCCAGGCGGCGGTCTTTACCAGACCCGCAAGAACGTCTTCTTCGTAGACTTTGCTTCGACGGCGCTCAACCTTGCTCCCCGTCACGTTGGTCAGGCTTACGCGAACCTTCTCGCTACCCTGAACTTCGCTTCGCAGGACATCTACAAGACGACCTACCGTGGTGCTGGTAACTACATCATCACCTCTCCGTTCGTCGCTGCTATCCTTAACTCTGCCTCCAAGCTTGAGGGCGGTGTCAGGGCTGGTAACTGGGAAGGTCAGCTTGGCGCAAACATCAACTACGCTGGTAAACTCCAGGGCATGTTCGATGTCTACGTCGATCCTCTCTACCCCGATGACGAAATTCTCATGGGTTACAAGGGTAGCTCCCCAATGGACGCGGGCTTCGTGTACTCTCCGTACATCCCACTCCAGATGCTTCCCACGATCACTGATCCTGAGACCTTCCAGCCCCGCAAGGGTCTGCTCACTCGCTACGGCAAGGCTGCTGTGACTCCCGAGTCTCGCTTCTTCCGTATCATCCGAATCATCGGTGCGGGTAGCAACTTCCTCTTCCGTCCGGGTGCTGTTGGTGGTAACTCCTGAGTAATCCCCACTAACTAACTAATAAGAGAGCCGTGCTTTTTCAAGTGCGGCTCTCTTTATTTCTCTATATACATTGGAGGATATGTTATGAAATATATTAACACCCAACAAACGCCCGTTCGGTTATGGACATCCAAAGGCGTAATTACACTGGACGGTCTTTGCACCCTTGAACTGGATGAGCTTGTTTCAACTCCTAGCTTCGTTAAAGTTGAAGGCGCTAAAGCCAAAGCCCCTGTTGTAACCGAAACTACCACTGAAGAAACCACCGTAGAAAAAACGACAAAAGCTCGCCGCCGCAAGACCACTACTGAGAAGGAGTGAGTAGATGAGTTATAGGCCCTTCAAACCTCAAACTAGGTATGGCAATACTTTCGGTCAAGTGAGCGGAAGTTATTCGATCCTAGAGCAATGGGACTATCCTGGCGATGTCGATTACGATAATATGAATCGTCGTCGATTTAAGAATGAGGCCCATTTCTCAGATTTCTATGAGTCGATTAAAGATTTTGTTTTAGCGCGCTTAGGCTTTCCTGTTGTTCGAGTAGAGCTTACGGATTTTCAGATCCAGACGGCAATTGACGAGGCTATCTCAAAGCTAGACTACCATGCACCTGACTGGTGTACTCAATTCTGCACCTTTGCAACTAGGAGCGGTGTTTCTTTGTACGAACTACCTTCGGTAGTAACAAATAACTTTAGAAACGCAGTATACCGAAAGAATCTTTTAAGTCTCAGCCAAGGTAATGGAACTCTAGAGTTTGATTTCTTTATCAAGTACTTTCAAGATAACTTCTTATTCAGGGATTTCTCTGTAGGAGATTACTATGTCACCATCTCACACCTGGAGATGATGAGAAAGATTCTCGGTAACGACGGTACGTTTAATATTGTAAACAATAAATATCTAAACATCGCACCTCCTCCCACCATTGCTGAAGAAGTTCTTGTGGAGTTCAAGGCGATTGATAGTACTTCTCTGCACCCATACTTTGTTAACTGGATTCAGCGATTCAGCCTTGCTATCTGCAAGGTGATCCTGGGACAGATTCGCGGTAAGTATCAGCAGTTGCCTTCTCCTGCTGGAGGCGCGACGTTGAACGGCGATGCTTTGATAGAACAAGGCAATAAAGAGCAAGAGCAACTTGTCGAGCAGCTAATGACCGAGATTGAAGAGCCTCCCGCATTTAGTACCTTCTAATGTCGAAAAGAAAACAGTTCAGAACGAATCATGAAATCGTAGGGGACACCGCGTCGGAGTTCAACGATATGTTGAATCTATACGACCTGGAGAACCCCGACATTGAACTGTTTAATATGGTGGACGACGAGCTTATTCGTCTTGGCGGCTCCAAGATTCTGCTGTATAAGTTTTTCCGGCGAGAGAGTATGGCTGACGATCTGTATGGAGAGGCTTCCCAGAAGACGATCTCTAATACCCCCGTCGTACTTCAAGGCCATTACGAGCCTCAGGCGTTAGAAGAAAACCTTACTGAGTTTGGCATCGAAGTTACTAGCGAGCAGATCTTTACGTTTAACAAAAGTTATATCGAGAAACTTGTTGGACGCCCTCTCATCCCAGGAGATATTCTACAGCCTCAGTTCCAAAACCTCAAGTACGAAGTCTTCGAGGTTCAAGAAGATCAGTTCGATGTTTATGGCGTTTATCATCTAAGCTGTGCTGCAAGGGTCCTTCGCGACGATGAAGATATTCTTCGCACAGATGAAGCTTTCCCGCAGGATGAGGTGTACTAATGGCTGGCGCATACTGGACAATTGATGCGATCCGTGATGAGATGCAGGCATTGCGAGACACTGCAACGTTTCAAAAGCCTGATTTCTATCGCGCATTTACACGACGAATCAAAGAGCTTTTTGGCGACCTTCAAGTTTTGAAAGGCGATGAGACGCTGCGTACTGTAGACATCATTTACGCCAACCCTGAGCGAGCCATCGCTAAGATCATGGAGGGTAAGTCTACTCAGCTACCTCTTCTGTCTTTGCAACTAGATGGCATTGAACTTGCCAATGATCGTAGAAAGCCCATGGAGGCTTTGGTCGAAAAAAAGTATTGGCTTTCTGATAAGCAGAGAGCCGTGCGTTACATGGCGCTTGCGCCTGTGGCAGCAAACTTATCCTTCGCTGTCAATATCTGGGGTAAGTACGTCGAAGAGGTGAACCAACTTACGGAGCAGGTACTTCTCAAGTTCCGTCCTAACCTTCCGATTGATATTCGACCTGATGAAGTCTACCAGTCCTTCATCAAGGATGTGTCTGATTCTTTTCAGGTAGACATTGGTGATAAAAAAGATCGCGTTCTCAAAAGGATCGTTCGTTTCAATGTGGAATCTTACATACCAAGCAAGGTTTTTAAGTTTACCAATACAGGAGAAATCGTTACGATGAACTACGAGGTCTACCTCGAAGAGACAAACGGTCTTGAGACATTGGAAAGTTTTCTAGGTAAAGGAGCCCCCTTGCCTAAATCAAGTTAAAAAAATCTACGTTACCTGGACACTATCCTGTCTAAATACAATAGAGGTAAATCTAATGACCAATCACGTAAAAATCAAAAACCTAACTCACCAAGGTCTTGAGATTGTTGCACGCCAACCCTCTGGACAGTACGACCACATTTGGTTGGAGTCCAAGAAATCTGTCGTCATTCCCGCTAACGCCGTTACTCAACTCATTCGGAATATCGAGCAACGCCAAATGGTGAAGATTACAAACGTCTAATAGGAGAACACTAAAATGCCCGCATATGTAAGCCCCGGAGTCTATGTAATTGAGAAGGACTGGTCAGACTACAGCCCCTCTCTAAACTCAACAAACGTTGGTGTAATGGGTTTCGCCTCTCAAGGTCCTACCGGAAAGGCAACCCTCATCACCAACGCTGACCAACTACTCACCACCTTTGGCCGTCCTGATGATGTCGAAGGCGGTCAAGGTATCATTGGTGCGTATCACATTCTTGATCGCACGAACACGGTATACTTCACTCGCGTAAACACCGACGATGCTGAAGTGGCCGATGTTGGCGTTCATATCGGTAACTGCCCTCATGTTGCCACAGCCCAGGATCTTGATCCCGCTAAGTTCAGCTTCTTCGCCATTGAGGTAGAAGACGGTGCGGGTAACTCGAAAACAACTACCCCTCAGTTCGTGAGCGTTCTTCAGGCGAGTTCTTACTTCTCCGGCGCGACGGCAGCAGACGCTGTAGTAACGGCTGTAAACCAGTCAACTAGCCCGACCTCACCCTTCAGTTTCCGTAAGACCGCTGCTTCGGCTGGGGACTTCATTGGAAGCTACGCAGGCTCTGGCGCGACCGTAAAGGTTTACGCTTGGCAGCACGACTCCGCATTCCCAAGCATTCCTGCGGGCACGGCCATCTCAGATCTTGCAAGTTTTGACGCTACTGCTTTCTCTTCAACCAACTCAGTAGCCCTTAGCTCGCACAGCGGCTTTGGCTACGTCGGGTCGGGCGATGGTAGTGGCGGGGTTACTAGCTCTGGCCTTACCCTCATCCCCGATAACCTCTCAGGAGGAGCCTACGTTACACGCACCCTGTACCCTGGTGCTGGGTATAACTACAGTTCTCTAGTTACCTCTTACGGTCTAAAAACTACAGGTCTTCAAGATAGCGTAGTAGCCTCTCAGGCCGCAGACACCACATTCAACTTGTTGATTGGCGGTGGTGCTGAAGAGTCTAACCGAGTCCAGCTAGTTAAGGATACTACAGGGATCGACCTGAACCCTGAGGCTGTTATCAACAGCACTACAGACGAAACAAACAAAACCTCTGACTACATCGTTGGCGAATTTGCCGTAGACTTGTCCAGCCGAGATGATGTTCTTTGGACTTTGCCCTCTGCATGGGGCGGCGGGTTCGGTGAAAACGGAACTGATACTCTCTCAGCAGTTAACAATTCAGGGACAAATGCAAGTGGCGCTCCCTCAGGTTTTGTTTACGCCAAACTTGTTGACGGAACCTACAGCTTCGCGGGGGGTGTGAATGGTGACCTGAGCGGTAAGACCTTCTCCGACGCTGATGTGAAGGCGGCTGTGATTGGTGATGCCGCGCAAAACACTGGAATCTACTCCTACCTCAAAGAGGATGTCGATATCTCCCTGCTCGTCATTCCTGGCTGCACAGAGCAGAACATTGTAAACAACGCCGTCTCGATCGCTGAGACCTCTCAGGAGTATCTCTTTGTAACCAACCCGCCCTTTGGTATTAGCTCTCCGCAGAACGCGATTGCTTGGTCTAACGGCGCGGCAGAAGGTCGTACAGCCGCTCTGAATAGCTCTTACGCTGCTGTGTACTGGCCTTGGGTTAAGCTCTTCAACCCCTTCACACAGGTTGACGAGTACGTCTCTCCCGACATCTTCGCCATCCGTCAGATGGCCTTCACTGATGCTAACTTTGATGCTTGGTTCGCTCCTGCGGGTCTGGTTCGCGGTCGCCTCACGAAGCCCGTCGATGTCGAGCTTGTACTTACACAGGGCGACCGAGATGCTCTCTACGGTCCTGGCAACGTCATCAACCCTGTTCAGAAGTTCCTCACTGAAGGCATTGTTCTTTGGGGTCAGCGTACTACGCAGCGTGCAGCTACGGCGCTTGACCGCATCAACGTTCGACGCCTGATGATTGTTATTCGCAAGATGCTTCTGGCCTCTACCCGCCAGTTCGTCTTCGAGCCCAACGACGCTGCAACTTGGAAGCGGGTCACCAATGCTGTCGAGCCCCTTATGGCCGATATCAAGAGCCGCCGAGGAGTTGTGGATTTCAAGGTTATCTGCGATGCGACTACCAACACCCCGATTCGAATCGACCGAAACGAACTGTGGTGCAAAGTAATCCTACAGCCCACCAAGGCTGCGGAAGTTATCGTCTTCGAACTTAACCTCACAAGTGCAACCCTGGGACTTGACCTCCCGACCACTTAATGCTATATAATTTAGGAGACAATACACATGGTTAATGTCAGTTTATCAGACTTCTTCGGGGAAACAGGTCGCGTTCTTGATGTTGCTGGAGCCACAGCGGGAACCGAGCTTTTCCACCGATACGACTCTTACCGCGCCTATAGCTGGCTAATCCGAATCAATGGAGTCGGCGGTGTTGTAGGCAGTATTCTCGCGAACACAGGTCTCACCGATCCTGATAACGTTCTGACCCTTGCTGCCAAGCAGGTAGGCCAAATTGGCTACAACGTTGAAGACATCATGGTTGACCGTGTGAACGATAAGTTCTACTATCCTGGTCGTCCCTCGACCGAGGAAACAGTAATCACCTTCGACAACCTGCTCAAAGGCGATGCAGCCAAAGCTCTCTTCAACTGGATGCGGACCACCTACGATCCCATCACAGGCACCCACTCCACTTCCGTTACAAGCGAAGTGGCAGGTGCTGCTCTGCAAGGAGGCGGCGGCTTCAAGCGCACGATTGATGTTGTGCTGCTAGACAACAACCGCAAGCCTCAGTTCGTGGCCCGTATGTACGGTGCCTACTGCAAGAACTGGCGACTCGCTGAGTTCAACTACTCCGCTAACGAATTCCACTCCATCGAGTGTACTGTTCGCTACGACATGGTTGGCTACTTCAAGAATGGTGATTCGGTCTTCGAAGATATTCTTGCTCCGATCGGCTGATTTAATTACCTAACAGACTTTAATATAGCTCCTAAATATATTAGGAGCTATATTTTTTTGTAATGTCTGAAAGCGTGTTTGAAAGGCTGCTTGGGTCCTACTCAGGTATGCGGAAAAGAACTTGGTCACTCCAGATAATCGAGGAGGGTTCCAAGTGGTGGAAAGGGCAGTTAGGCTTGGGGTCCATCGAAAAGGATCCTCAATCTGCGGTACAGAAATATCAAACTCTACTAAACAACATAGGTTCTGCACAGGCTGGTCAAGGCCAAAACACTCCCCAGCAGGCGATTCAGATATTAGTAGGTCAAGAGTACGGAGCGGTTGAGGCGACAACTGCGGGCATCGCATTTTCAGTCGCTCCTGGGGAGCCGCGATCCGTTACCACGGCAAAAATACCAGATGTGACGGCGGCTTTAGAGGAGTTGATAGCGGGAGCGAGTGAGGAGGCAGGAGACCCCAAAAAAAAGAAGAAGGATGGCGCTGAAGGTGGAGACGGTTCGCCAACCCCCGAGGAGTTAGCAGCCCAGGAGCGAATTGAGTTTTCCCCAGGGTTCACTGAAGATGCCACTCCCTTTTTAGAGGAGCTTGGAGTGAAGGGTGGTGTTGTAGGGTTCCTATCCAATCTTCAAAATAAAATCAACACCCCTAACGAAAGCTCTAAGATTGGAAGGTTTGTAAGTTGGATTATGGGAGATAATCCTCCCGAGATAAGTAAGGAAGGTCGTAAAGCCCTCTCCAACGCCACTGAACATCTCGTCAACATCGCCCAAAAGGTTAGGACTGTAGATGGAAAGAAGGTCATTGTAGGGCTTACAGGTGAAGAGAGAGAAGCCCTCAAAATCATCACTGTTAGAAACAACGGCTCCGTATACTTTGGCCGTCCTGGAGAGGCAGTTCCTGGGTACGAAGTCCTTCAAGAAAATGCGTCTGAGTATGGTGACAGTAACTACGGATTCTCTCTAGGGAACTCTCTAGACCCCCTTGGCGCTATCTTAAGGGATGCTAAAATTGTACCTGAAGGAGTTGATATTGAGAATGTAAGTGCAGAAGATCTTGAGACTTTTGATTCGGTGCAAAAATCAAAAGCAGGTGCTTCTTCAGGAAACGATGCAATCGGAAAGCTAGAGGAGCTTGTTCACCTTGCCTCTCTTGCCGAAGACGAAACGTCGCCCCGACGAAAAAAACAGCACCTTAAAAAACTTAAGGAGGCTTTGGAGGAGTTTGGTGTTAACCCCGAACTGATGAAAGACCCTGACACCCCTGTCGATTCTGAGACCTACGAGACGCTCGAATCCATTGCTCAACAAATTGAGGATAATGAAAGTGCGCCTATCTTTTTGAAGAATCTTTTGAGGGATATGGCTCGCGGAAATGATGAGTATAAAAGGGCTCTCAACCTACAAGAGGGTGATATCGTTCT